CGAAACGGTACTATCTCCTATACGTACTGCAATCATAAGGTCGAGAGGACCGTTATTCCAATTTCTTACAGAAGGAAACATTCATAACACGACCGGCAACAAAGCTAACCGCGTAAAGCTTGCGTCTACGAAGAAAGGAATTGAGAACTTCCTAACAAATTCCAGTCTTGTTATAAGACCGATGAGTCTCGACAAGAACCAGGGATACAAAGACAAGATTGCGACGATTGACGAGTGGCTTTCCGGCGATGTTAGAGAGGATGTAATCGGTGCAATCGAGCAGGGCGCATCAAAGAATGACGATTATCTCATTATTCTTACAAGTTCTGAAGGTACTGTAAGAAATGGTATAGGAGATACTATCAAGATGGAGATTGAGGATATTCTCAACGGTGAGTATTACAACCCGCATGTCTCCATTTGGTATTACAGATTAGACGATATTTCTGAAGTAGAAGCAGGTAAGAAGGACCCATCAATCTGGCTTAAGGCAAACCCGAATCTTGGTAAAACAGTAAGTTACGAAACATATCTTCTGGATGTAGAACGAGCTGAGCATGCTCCTTCTGCAAGGAATGATATTCTTGCAAAGAGGTTTGGCATCCCGATGGAAGGTTACACATTCTTCTTCACATACGAGGAGACGCTCCCGCACAGAAGAAGAAGCTATTGGTCTATGCCGTGTGCACTTGGCGCTGACCTTTCTCAGGGAGACGATTTCTGCGCGTTTACTTTCCTATTCCCACTTGGTAACGGTAAGTTTGGCATCAAGACCAGAAGTTACATTACGTCTCTTACCATGATGAAACTTCCTGGCGCTACGAGGCTTAAGTATGAAGAGTTTCTGAACGAAGGAAGCCTAATAGTTCTTGATGGAACGGTACTTGACATGATGGAGGTCTATGATGACCTTGACCGTCACATTATCGATTGCGACTATGATGTTCGTTCGTTTGGTTTTGACCCATATAATGCAAGGGAATTTGTTGAACGATGGGAAACAGAGAATGGTCCTTTCGGAATTGTGAAAGTTCCTCAGGGTTCCAAAACGGAGTCAGTTCCGCTTGGCGAACTTAAGAAACTTGCAGAAGAGAGAATGCTCCTCTTCGATGAGCAGCTCATGATGTTTGCGATGGGAAACTGTATAACTGTCGAAGACAACAACGGAAACCGTAAGCTTCTCAAGAAGAGACGCGAAGCTAAGATTGATAACGTTGCTGCAATGATGGACGCTTACATTGCTTATAAGGCTAACAAGGAGGCCTTTGAATAGAATTCAAAATGAGTGATTACAGAATAATATACGCAGACGAACTCTACCATCATGGAGTCAAAGGTATGAAGTGGGGAGTTCGGAAAGACCGAGGATCTTTGGCTGGTGGCAGATCCAAATGGAATTCCAATTATTCAGAGACACAGCGAACAAGAGACCAGGCTATATATGGTCGTGGCGGTGTTCGCAGAATTAACAAGTCTATGAATAACGGGCAGACTGTATCCGGCGCTAGGTCCATCGAAGCTGCCAGAATTAATTCGGCACGAAGAAAAGCGCAGATAGCTGGCCAGGCTGGTGCCACTGTCGGACAAATTGGAGGCGCTGCGGCAGGGCTTGTTCTTTCTAAATACGCAAAGCAGAAGATAAGCGATGAGTCTATGCAGATGGCAGTAACTCCGATTATCTCTTATGGTGCAAGCACGGTTGGTAAGCAGCTTGGGCGCTATGGTGCGCAAGATATAACAATGCTGCTATATGGATATTCGCCGTCTAAATATAGGAATGCAAAATCCTCGTTAGCAAAAGGTGCTTTTGCGGATACCGATACATTTTATATAAAAGACGGCAAACGCATTAAAGCCGCAGAGGCTGTTTCCAACGCATATGAGCAAAGACTTAATGCCGAAGCTGCTGCACGTACTGCCAAAAAGAAAGCCGATGATAGTCGGTTTGCTCAATTAGATGCAGAGATGAAATACCAACGACAAGTCTTTGATAAAATGGATGCCGCGCGAGCTTCCGGAGATAAGGAGCAGCAGAAAATCTATGAAGAGATGCTGAGAGAATCTTTAAGAAGACGTGCTAATTTATAATAATTACTATGACTCGATCATACCAACATTTATTGACCCTACAGACTTTTGAGGAAAGATTCCAATATCTTAAACTCGACGGGAAGATAGGGGAAGAGACTTTCGGATTTGACCGATATTTTAACCAGCGGTTTTATCGGTCGACCGAATGGAAACACATACGGAATTTTGTAATAGCCAGAGATCAGGGATGTGATTTGGCTATTTTTGATAGGGAAATTTTTGGACGTGTGTTTGTCCATCATATGAACCCGATCAGTTTAGATGATATCAAGGAGGCTACGGACTATCTTCTCAACCCGGATTATTTGGTGTGTGTATCTAAGGAAACTCACGATGCTATTCATTATGGCGACGGGTCTCTTTTGGTATCTACCAAGCCGGTTGAAAGAAGCCCGGGCGATACAAAACTTTGGTGATATTTATGAACTATAGAATTATTTATTCTGATGAACTCTACCATCATGGTGTCAAAGGTATGAAGTGGGGAGTTCGGAAAGCAGTCGGCGTTGCTGGAAGACTGCGTAATGGTCCACATGTTGATGGACCGAGAGATAAGTTTGGACGCCCAACAAGCGATATGGCCGGCAATCGTGTAACTTATGACCATAATGGGCGCATGCATAAAGTGAATCCTCCAATGGACACTTTGCGGAATGCGAACCGTGAAGCGGAAAAAACAGCGAGAGCTGTTAAAAAAGTTGGTGTTGGCGTAAAACTAGTCGCAAAATCGTTTAAAGTAAATGAGTCCGCTGAACGTGCCAAAGCGACGGTTGCGTCGAAACTTGGTATGAAAAAAAATGCTCAGAAGCATAAAAATAATGCCGAATATTATAAGAAGACCTCTGCCGATCTAGCATCTGGAAAAGTTGGAAAGCCTAAGACTAATTACCAAAAGGCAATGCGCTGGTTAGGTAAGACGAACTTCGCAACACATGCGATTAAGAATTCGAAAGACTTAAGTCCGCAAATGAAGGCGCAAGCTTTAGCTGAACAGAGATTAATGAGAAGCGCCGACGGATGGTATAAAAAGAGAGCAAAACAGTTCGCCGCTGTGAAGGCGATAGATATTGCAATTGCGGTAGGTAAACGAGGTTAACAAATGCCAAATTACACATTTTCAGATAGGCTAAAACATGCCTGGAATGCTTTTACAAGCAGAGACCCAACACCTCCTATACAGCCAACTGTATACGGAGGTTTTTCTTATAGGCCGGATAGACTGTACCGCTATAGAGGCGGAGAACGTACGGTCGTTGCTTCAATAATTACACGAATCGCAATTGATGTTGCGGCAATAGATCTCAAGCATGTAAAAATCGATGATAAAGGCCAGTATCTTCAGGACATGAAGTCCGGTCTTAACAACGTACTTACACTTGAGGCTAACATTGACCAGACAAGCAGAGATTTCCTGCAAGACATAGTGCAGTGCCTTCTTGAAGAAGGGTCAGTATGTGTCGTTCCAGTAGAGACGTCAATAGACCCTCGCTACAACGACTCTTATCAAATCGACACTATGCGTGTTGGCAAGGTCGTACAATGGTATCCACAGCATGTTAGGGTTGACCTATACAACGATAAAACAGGAAAGCATCAGGAAGTGACGCTTCCAAAGAAGATGGTTGCTATCGTGCCGAATCCTCTATATTCAGTAATGAACGAACCTAACTCTACTCTTCAAAGACTTATCCGCAAGCTCGCGCTTTTGGATGTAGTAGATGAGCAGAGCAGTTCAGGGAAGCTCGATCTTATCATTCAGCTTCCTTATGTAGTTAAAAGCCCGACCAGAAAAGAGCAGGCTGAGGAGCGAAGAAAGCAAATCGAAACGCAGCTCACCGGTTCTAAGTATGGTATAGCTTATACGGATGGTACCGAGCGAATAACTCAGCTTAACCGCCCGGTTGAGAATAATCTTCTTAAGCAGGTTGAATATCTAACAAACATGCTCTATGGTCAGCTTGGCATAACTGAAGAGGTTCTAAAGGGAACCGCTGATGAGAAGACCATGCTGAATTATTACAATCGGACCATCGAACCAATTCTATCCGCAATTTCACTTGAGTTCAAAAGGAAATTTCTCACTAAAACTGCGAGATCGCAGGGCCAGTCTATTGAATTCTACAGAGACCCATTCCGTCTCGTTCCTGTTAACGATATGGCAGAGATTGCTGACAAGTTTACAAGGAACGAAATCATGACTTCCAATGAATTCCGTCAGGTTATCGGTATGAAACCATCAGACGATCCAAAAGCAGATGAACTTAATAACAGTAACTTGTACCGAGAAGACAATGGAAGCATGCCTATGGGCTCAGAATCTCCAATGGACGGCACTATGGAGGAGCCTACGCCTGAGGAAGAGAACCCGGGTGACATTCCAATAAGTGAGATCATGAACTAGGAGGTAAAATTCAAAATGGCAGAAAAATACGATTTTAGTGGCTGGGCTACTAAAAACGACCTGCTATGTTCTGATGGCAGAACTATCAGAAGAGATGCCTTCAAGGACTGCGACGGCATGGTAGTGCCACTTGTATGGAGTCACATCCATACTGACCCGGATAATGTTCTCGGGCATGCACTGCTTAGGAATGAGCCGGAGGGAGTCAGAACGTACTGCACGTTTAACGACACTCCGAGAGGCAGAACTGCGAAGGCTCTTGTCGAACATGGCGACATCACAAACCTTTCTATCTATGCTAATAAGCTGAAACAGAAAGGTGGAGACGTTCTCCATGGAATAATCAGAGAAGTAAGTCTTGTGCTTTCAGGAGCAAATCCGGGGGCAGTAATAGATTTCCCATCAATTGAACATAGCGATGATGAAGAAACTGAAGCCTACATCTATACAGGTGAGGGCATTTTTATTGCTCATTCCGAAGAAGGTGAGCCAGAAGAAATGCCGGAAGAGCATTCAGAAGAAGAGTTAGAACACGAAGATAAAGAAGAAAAGGACGAAAAAGATATGGCAGACAATAGTGAAAAGACTGTTCAGGACGTATTTGACAGCATGTCCGAAGAGCAGAAAAACGTATGTTATTTCATGATCGGCCAGGCTCTCGAGGATGCTGGCGTTGATGTAGACGATGAAGGAGAAGAGGAAGAAGATATGAAGCACAATGTGTTTGATAATGATTACGAAAGAAACGATGTACTGACACACGCTGATCAGGCAGAAATTCTTGAAATGGCAAAGAAGCCGGGAATGACATTCCAGACAGCGCTCAATACATATGCAGCCAATAACGGTTTCGATGCTGACACTTTGCAGCATGACGGTGTATCTGTAAGCGGATTTGTACAGCCAGGAGTAGGAGTTACAGGTCTGACCGTTGACGCTCTGTTTCCAGAGTATAAGGATGTAAGACCTGGCGCACCAGAACTTATCACTAATGACCAGGGATGGATCGGAACAGTTCTCGGTAAGGTTCATAAGAGCCCAATTTCCAGAATCAGAACTTCCCAGGTTGATATCCGTAACATTGACTCACTGAGAGCAAGAGGATACAAGAAGGGTAACGAGAAGAAGCTGACCGGAAACTTCCAGCTCGTAAGAAGAACAACTGACCCTCAGACAATATATGTTAAGAGCCAGCTCCACAGAGATGATGTAGTTGACATCACAGACTTCGATTACGTTAATTACATCTACGGCATCGACAGAATGAATCTGAACGAAGAGCTTGCTATGGCTATCATGGTAGGTGACAGAAGATCCGATGAGGCTGAGGACAAGATCCACGAAGAGCACATCAGACCAATCTGGACAGATGACGAGCTCTACACAATGCATGTTGACCTCGATGTTGAGGCAATGAGAGAGACTCTGCAGGGCTCAGAGACAGGAAGCTTCTTCGGCGAGAACTTTGTTTATGCAGAGGCTCTGATCGAGAAGGTTCTGTATGCAAGAGAAAAGTTCAAGGGCACAGGTACCCCTGACTTCTATATGACTCCGCATATGCTGAACGTAATGCTGCTCGCAAGAGACAGAAACGGCCACAGAATCTTCAGCTCAAAAGCTGAGCTTGCATCTGCTCTGAATGTCAATTCCATCATCACAGCTGAGCAGTTTGCAGACCTCGACCCAAGAACAGACAGCCAGAACAATAAGCACAAGCTTCTCGGTCTGTGCGTAAATCTTGCTGACTATAGCCTTGGTTCAACTAAGGGCGGTGAGATCACTCACTTCACAGACTTCGACATCGACTTCAACCTTCTGAAGTCACTGCTGGAGACAAGATGCTCCGGAGCTCTCACAAGGGTTTATTCTGCAATCGCAATCGAGGAGCCTGTAGCTTAATAAGGAGGTAACATATGTCTGTTAAAAGCGAACTTAAGAAGCTGGTAGCTGCATGCGAAGGAGAAGTAACCAAGAATAATATTCCAGGACTTCTTGGTGACATCGCTAGAGCACTTGGCGGAACCGGTGACGGAAAGACTGTGGCTGAGCAGATCCATAACATCGCACTCGCGAAAGGGTTCCCAGAGGATGGTACATGGACTGTGACATATAATGCAAACGGTGGAACTGGAAGCATCGATGCAGTCGAAGTAAATGCCGGCGATTCTATAACGCTTAATGATGGGAGCACTCTTACAGCGCCAGAAAACAAGGAATTTGTCGGATGGGCTAAATCTTCTTCTGCTCAGTCGGCTACCGTTGTATCGCCATTCACCCCGACAAAGGACGAAATACTTTACGCCGTTTGGGGCGATGTGGTACCGGTTGAAGAACCTACAACTTAATTTCAAAATGAGGTAATTTATGGCTAAGTTTTTTGGAGTTATTGGATTTGAAGAAACCCAGGAAACTAAGCCTGGGGTATTTGAGCCTACGGTGACTGAACGAAGTTATAGTGGCGATGTTCTAAGAAGCTCTAAACGGAATGAATCCGGAGAGAACATCAACGATGACATCACCATTAGTAATCAGTTCAGCATCGTAGCTGATAAATACGCATACAACCACATCTATGGCATGAAATACTTAAAGTATATGGGTGCTAAATGGAAAATCTCGGATGTTGAGATTCAGCACCCAAGGCTCATCATCAATGTCGGAGGTATTTACAATGGGGACTAGATTAGAGCTTCATGAGGAGCTTGTTAACATGTTTGGCAGCAATCATGTTTACTTCCAGCCGCCTCCGACAATTAAGATGGTCTATCCGGCCATAGTTTATAACCTTGACGGGCTTTACACGAGGTCCGCCAATAACAAGAAGTACATTAAGGAAGAGCGCTATACGGTCACTTTTATCCATAAGGATCCTGACGAGAATTACTCAGAAGACATGTTTAGCGCTTTTTCTATGTGCTCTTTTGACAGAAGATTTGTCAATGACAATCTCTATCACGACGTTTACACGCTTTATTACTAAGGAGGTAATAAATAATGGCAAGACTTGAATGGGACAAGATGGGTGAACATTTCTACGAAACTGGCGTCAAGCAGGTCGTACTTTTCCCAATGTCCGGAACAACATACGGAACTGGCGTTGCCTGGAATGGCGTTACAAGCATCGAAGAGAACCCTTCCGGAGCAGATTTCAATGCTATCTATGCCGATGACATCAAGTACCTGAATATTCAGGGAGCTGAGGAGTTCGGCGCTACAATCGGAGCTTACACATATCCAAACGAGTTCGCAGAATGCGACGGTTCGGCTCTTCCGATCAAGGGTGTGTCCGTAGGACAGCAGACTAGAAAGCCTTTCGGACTTTGCTACACAACAACTCTCGGTAACGATACAGAAGGAATCGAGTATGGTTACAAGCTCCATATCGTATACGGAGCAAGGGTAACGCCGTCCGGAAAGAGCTACAGCACAATCAATGACAGTCCGGAACCTGCTGAGATGAGTTGGGAGATGAACACGACCCCAGTACCGGTGACAGACTCCAATGGAAAGGTGATTGCGGGTAT